CATTAGCAAACATCCTTAAGTTTCTTAATACTATTTCATTAGACAAATCAAAATCTTCTAAGTTTTGATCAATACCATATCCCAAACCAACCAAATAAGCTATAAACTCTTTTTGCTCATCTTTGCTTGATTCTGTATAAATATCAACATACATCTGAAAAAGTCTGTCACGTTCATCAGGAGATAAAGATAATCTCCACCAAGGGAATTTATTTAGTGCTTGTTCTACTTTTGTTCTACTAACAGTATTATTAGAATTTAATCCCAATAATCCTTCTATTTCATCATAAAGATACTCATATAGTTCTTTATAGTTTGCTTTAAATCCATCTACTATCTTTTCAGACAAAGAATAAAGTTTTTCCTGAATAAAATCATAGATTTCATTTTGTGCCATTTTCATAACCATTTTATTTGTTACTTCTCCATGTCCACCCATAGAGGGGTTCACTGGATCACCAAGAGTTCCTGGTCTTTTTGGGGTGCTTGCTTCTGTGTCAATTTGTTCTTCTAATTCAGATTCTGGTTTTTTATCTGGAATTGGAATTGTAACCAACCCATCCGCTATAATCTGCAAACGTACCTCTTCTGGGGTAAATACTTTCATCTTTACAAGACTTTCAAAAGCAGTAGCGTTTGATAATCTAGCTCTACCCAAAGATACATTTAATTCTTCTTCATAGTCTACCCAATTAAACTCTAGGTGTGGAGGAAGAATAGAATTGAAAAAGGCTTTTAGTTTATGTTTTAATACAGCAAGCCCTGTACGTCTTGTTTTTCTTTCCTGCCTAATTGTTCCAGATAAGGTTTCTCCACCATTTTGAGAGCCAGTAAATCCTATGTCTCCAAGGGTTACGCCATATCCAGCACAAACTATTGAAGCATATTTAGCAGTAATTCCATCAAACATGATTTCAGTTGGGGGTTTAGTAAACGGTATCCATTTTACTTCTGAATTATGTTCATATAAAACAGGAATTTTAAAGGCATTTATGCCATTCATCAGATCACGAAAACCTTCTACCCACTCCTGTGCTGTTGTTTTTTCCATATCTCCGAGGTCTAAAATACCTGCCTGGGGAGTATCTAGCAACAAATTAGCATAATATTGATCACCACGCCAAAGTAATTCTAAAGCCAAATAAATCTTTTCTGGAGGACTCATTCCCCAACCCTCACGCTGTATTTCGGGTCTTGGGGTCAGATATGTTCTTGCAATAGCATGTTGTGGAAAGGTTACTATATTTGTTGGGTTATAGGGACTTTTTTGAACTACTGGCCAATCCAAATCTAGTGTTGGATATAAAGTTGCCCCATCTAAATTTTTAAGCCACTCAACTCTACCTTCTGGTCTATCATTCTGTCTACCAACTTCCACAGCCCCACCAAATGGCAAATCCAAAAGGTCTTGGGCTACAAGTTCTACTAAACCGGAGTAATCAATCCAGCCACTATTTTCTAGCAATCTTGTATAATGTTTTACATCTGATTTGTATTCATCTTTTAATTCAGAATCTCGTGCTGTAATAGCCCAATCAAGATATAAAATATTAGAAATTAAAGTGTCTCTGCAAATCATAGCTACAGGTTGATTTCTAACTATGTTTCTCCAACGAGTTGAGTCTAACCAGGTAGGAGAGTTCCATTCTGGGAGAACCCTGTATAGATAGGATGGAAGCCCCTCTGATCGTTGGTTTTCCTTCTTAGTTTGAATTATTGTTCTAGCCATTTATATAAGTCCTCCAAATAAACATAATAACACATAATAATATATTCATGATATAGCTAAATTGATATAAATTCAATCTTACCCCAAGAAGTTGGAGGAGAAAGAATGGCAAAACATCCACTAACACTGTCTACAAGATCATCATGCCTTGTATCAGGAAAATTTGCAAACTGATTTAGAAAAGCAGAGTTCCAAGGCCCTCTTACCAAATATACTAAACCTGCCTCTACTTTGGCAAACCATGGTTGTGATCTCATTATCTTATCTCCCATCTTTCTAGGATCATGGGCTTTTATAGTAAATCCTGCAAGCTCTGGTATCATCATAATTGCTGCCACTTGGTTTTTTCCACCAGAAGCGGGCTCTTGCTCAATGTAAATTGGAACATCCTTACCATCCATATATGCTGTTTGTATTATTGCATCAATTATACCAGACCATGTTTCTCTAATACTTACTTGATCTGCAATAATAAATTTTGAATAATCACGTATTAATTTTGTTCCAACGGTAGAATCTGGGTTTCCAGAATTTTTTCCAGTAAGTTTCATTTTCTTCTCTGAAGCTGCCATATCCCAATAACGTACTTTAGACACCTTACCAGCTGCCCCTCTTGGTATAAAAGGCTCTGAATCTAATATCTTCCCATTAAACCAATCTCTATTACCAAGTGATCCCCCAGAGCTAACAAACTTACCAAAAAGTTCCTGCTCTCGTAACCACCCATCAGAGTACATAGCAAGCTGTTGGGCATAAAACCCTGGGTCAAGATTAGATTTATTGTCTTCAATACTACCAAAAAAGAACTCAACAAACTTCCTATCTGGATATGCTTTTTTAAATTCTTCTAAAGCCAAATCATCTATTTCTTGTTTTATAAATAAATCATACATCCAGTGATCTGTACCCTTTGGGGTAGCGGTACACCACAGCTGTGGATATTCCCCAATACGTACACACGAAGACGCTATTTGCCACCCAAGACCTGTTTGATCTCTACCAGCCTCATCATACCATAACCAGTTTACGTTAGCCCCACGAGCAGATTCTGGGTCTTTCAATCCCTTACAAGTTACTGTAGCCCCGTTGATAAAAGTAAGAGTAAAGGGTTGCATAGGACTCCACTCTGGGGAACTCCTATATTTGTGTCTATCTACTACCATATCCCAAGGAATCCATTGCCTAAATTCTACCCAAGTAGAATATTTAAAGTTTTCAAAATCTGGGTTTAATACCATTCCTGGCATACCCTGACGTATTTTATTTAAAGCCTTTTGACTCCCCCCGGCCGACTTCCCGCTGCCGCGTCCTCCCGAATATAAAGAGAATTTTGCCTTACTATGAATGAAATCATCCTGAACTTGTGTTGCCTTAAATCTAGCTCCATCAAATCTTTTAAAATAACCTTTTTCGTCTGTATTCCATCCTTTGGAAGTATAGGATGAGTCTACTAATTCTTTTTGAATTGGAATTTCTATCCCCCTAGATTTCATTTCAGACAATAAGGCTATAAGCTGTTGCCTTTCTTCTTTTGACATTGTTTTAGCCATTAATCTATTTCCCTGTATTCAGAATCAACTATGTCTACTTTTTCAACAATTTCCTGTATATCTTCTTCATCATATTGGGACAACAGCTTGTTTGCCATATCTACTAAAGCTATATTATCTAACCTTGCTATCTTCTCTAATGCCTGGGGAAGTCCTCTTGTGTTTCTCTCTATCTCTACTCCTATTTTTATCATTTGTAAAGCGGTGGTCTCTTTCTCAATGCCGTTTTCATCAAAATACTGAAAGCCTTGCTCTTGCAATTTCTTACCATATTCAGCCTGCCTTTTAAGCATTTCGACTTTTTCATGAATTGCTGCGTCCTCCACTTTTTTCTTAACTTCTCTATCAAGAGTTTCTGCACGAAATTTCCAGTTTTCTTTTTTCATCCATGAACGAATTGTATTTTTATCTACTTTTCTACCATATTCATCTTCAACAATAATTTTATCTAAGTCACGAGGACAATTAGCTCTATACCAAGCAAAAAATAATATATTTTTATATTCTTCTGTATAACTCTTTACTATTTCTTCTGCCATAAAGACAATTTCCTATCTCTTAGTTTTCTAAGAACAATTCCGCTTTTTATGCTTCCAAGACTATGTGCCCAATCATGACATTTATTACAAAGAGGCACTCTATTTTCTTCTCTCATAGAGTCTTTGCCTAATATTCTTGGGCTAATTTCATGTATTACTAAGGTTTTTCTTCCACACCTTATACATCTGTAATTAAACTTTTTTAGGATTTCATTCTCACTTTTCATTTCTTTTAATTCTTTCCCATTCATACCTTATTTTTTTAGCTTCTTCAACAATATGATCATTATAGTATTTAGATGCAAATTCAAATTCTTCTGTTGTTGGGTAAGAATCTTCTTCAAGAGTTCCACCTAATTCTTTTATTCGTTTAGCCTCAAATATTTTATAAAATTTTGATTCTTTTATTGTATTCATAAAATAGATTTCTGTAAACATATCTTCTGTTGTAGGATTGTAGACCCCATCATAATATAATTTGTATAAAGCATTTTTTGGTGTAAGTAACATTATAAGTGCACAAAACGCTAAATCTGGGTCTAATAATTTTTTATCTGTCCTATTCTTATTTTGAAAAAACATATTCTCCTACCAGAACAATTATATCATAGTAAGTCAAATTATCTCTTATAGAACTGTTAATATTAATAACAGCTGTTAATAAGAGCTGTATTTAATTAATAATATTAAATATATTTAATATATAATCATAATTATAATAATTTAATTTTAAAAATAATATTTATATATTTAAATTATATATTTT